ATCGCGACCACGCGCGAGCAGGCCGAAATGTTCATGTGGGGGCCTCTCAAGGACTTGCTGGAAGAGCTCAACGTTCCAGCAAAGTTCAACGAAACTAAACTTACGTGCCGATTACTCCATAACGGCAGCACTCTGCGGCTGGTCGGCGCCGACAACAAACGCGATGTCGAAAAGCTCCGGGGCCAGCCATTTCACGAGGTTATCATTGATGAGGGCGCCTCCTACCCCCGCGCGCTGCTCGAGAACCTGATCGTCCGCATCATTGAGCCCCGCCTCGGCGACTTTGGCGGCAGTATCAGCGTGGTGGGCACACCCGGTCACATTTTAGCAGGCCCTTTTTACGATGCCGCGCGTATTGGCTCGGATATCAGCCGCAACTGGGAAGATCGGGACGAAAGCGACGAAGAGGATAGTATCAAGTGGTCGCGGCACCATTGGACGCTGCAGGACGGCGCCGAGACTGTACCTGCGATGGCGCGGCTATGGAAACGAGCCCTACTCAATAAGCGGCTTAACCAGTGGGGGGATGACCATCCGATCTGGCGGCGCGAGTATCTCGGCATCTTTGCAGCCGATGACACGGAGAATGTCTACAAGTACCGGCCGCACCTAGAGACCGGCGAGGCCTGGAATCAGTGGGACCCGGCCAAGAACACGGCGGGTTTCGCGGTCTTGCCGGACACCTTCGCCGATTGGTCCTACTCATATGGGATGGATTTCGGCGCCAGCGATCCATTTGCTCTTTGCGTCTATGCCTGGGCACCCGAGGACCCGAGTCACACGCTCTACCACGTCTACGAGTTTTCGAAGCCCATGATGTACCCCAAGCTTATCAGCGAGTTATTGATCGGCGAGGCCCTCGACGCCACCAAGCCAGCGGGGGCCATTGGCCACACTGGCTGGCCAGACGCGATGGTAGTGGACGCTTCGCACCTTGGGGCGGCATTCCTCGAGGAGATGGCCGAGGTTTACGGCATTCGGATCGTCCCGGCGGCGAAAAAGGACAAGCACGACGCGATCGAGCTCTTTAACGGCGATCTCCTAGAGGGCCGTATCAAAGTTATGAAGAACTCCCTACTAGAAGATCAGCTTATGAGTCTTCAGTGGGATATCGATGATTTTGGACGCCTGCGTGAGCACCGTGGGATGGCGAACCACTGCACGGATTCTAGTGTCTATAGCCGAAAAGCTGCCGCGCACCTGCTTAGCGCCGAGCCAGAGGCCCGCCAGCCCTACTTCAAGCCATCTGACTCCGACCCGGAAGATCCCGAAGTTGGCACGGATTTTGATCCCGACGATTTTAGTGATATGCTCAGCGACGACTACGACGCCTTTGATTAAATCTGCTTAACCCTCCCCTCCTCTCCGGACCTACCCCCGCCTATGGCTCAGCAGACCCCCGAGCAATTGATCGATCTTTTGTGCGCACGCGCCGCAGAGTGCCGCGATGCCGGGATTTTGAGCTTGACGCTACCGGGGGTCTGTGAGGCCACCTTTGCTCCAGCAGGAGTCGACCAGCCCGACTGGGCCGAGGCTGTACCAGCCAAGGAGTCGCTGAGTAAAGGCGATGAGGAGGAGTTTGACGCGCTCATGTCGCACGAGACTTTTAACCTGCCAGAGGGCGCCGACCTCCCCGGCTACTACGCCAACCGCGATCGAACCTCGTCGGTAGCCGATGAGTAGCAACTGGCAGGACACTGAGGGGACCAACCGCATCGGCGGCGGCGAGGTCAACACCCGAGTAGTGCAATACGTTAGCGAGGTCGAGCGTGTCCAGAGCGATACTTTTGAGCGCTTTGCTCGCCTGGCATACCTGTACGACCCCTCCGAGCGCGGATACATGGGGTCACGGAAGGGCCCCGAGTCCCGGGTATCGGAGAACGTCATCGCGAGTAACGTCGACACTGTAGCGGCTGCTATCAGCGCCACGGAAGTCCGAGCGCGATTCATGACCGATGATGCCGACTGGTCGACGCAGCGCCGCGCTAAGCGCCTCGAGTGGTACAGCGACATGTTGGTCAAGAGCTACGATGTGCACAAGCAAGCACGCCGAGGTTTCAAAGAGGGTGCACTGAAGGGTACCGGCCTGGTCAAGGTCTACCATGATCGATTTAAGAAGATCCGCGTAGAGCGCGTGCTGATCGACGATATTATTGTGGACGATCGCGAGGCCCGCCTCTCAGAGCCTCAGCAGATGCACCACAGGATGTTCGTGGACAAGGAAGTACTCAAGGCGCGATTCCCGAACAAGACCACAGAGATCGAGCAGACGCAGGGCGGATCCACATCATCGACTTACCAGCGGCTTTGGGCCGACTACCGGCCGATCGACTCCGGCGAGGTGGTGGCCATCGAATCCTGGTACCTGCCACTCGGCGAAAAGGGCATGGATGGCTACAAGCCCGGGCGCCACACCATCACGATCAAAGGCGCAGACCTGATCGACGAGGTCTGGACTAAACCACACTTTCCTTTTGCCGTATTCAAGTGGTCGGAGCGAAATACCGGCTGGTACGGCATCGGCGGAGCGGAGCGCATTGCGGGCCACCAGCGCGAGCTAAACAAGACCAACTGGCAGATTGACCGGCAGATTCAACAGCTGGCGGTACCCACGACATATGTGCGCCCACAGGACGCCAAAATGTCCATCCAGACCGTTAACCGAGCCGGCACCATTGTGGTGGTCAAGGGCGAGTACCCACAGACTATCATTCCGCCGGCCGTATCGGGCGAGCAGTACGCACGCAGGGAGCAGATCAAGGCAAGCGCTTACGAAGAATTCGGAGTCTCGCGCATGGCTGCATCTGCCGCAAAACCCGGCGGGCTAGATTCCGGCGTGGCCCTGCGCGAGTACCGAGATCAGACGACGCAGCGGTTCGCGCTGCAAGAGAAGGACTTTGAGACCTACGTCCTGCAGATTCTCTGGCTAATCCTGGACTGCTGTAAAGACCTCGGTAAGGATGCGCCACAACTCATCCGCCGCAGTAAAAACGGGCAGAAAAAGATCAAATGGTCCGACGTCGACATGGGCGAAGTCAAAGTGCAGATGTCGGCCGCTTCCGCGGTTGCCAAGACGCCAGCGGGCCGCACACAACTCGCGCTCGAGTGGGCCCAGGCCGGTGTCATCAGCCAGGATGAAGCTCGGCGCCTCATGGACCACCCAGACACTGCTCGCAGCATGTCTCTATATACCGCTGGACTCGAAAGCTTAGAGCGCTGCATTGAGCAGATCTTGGACGGTGAGCGGATGGTCCCCGACACGAGGCAGCCGCTCAAGATGGGCGTCTGGCGATTCACTCAGGCGATCTTGAAAGCCGAGAACGACGGCGCGCCGGAGGAGATCTTGGAGGAGCTACGAAGCTGGGCGGATACCGCCGCTTGGATGCTCGACGAGCAAGACCGCAAAATGGCCGCCATGATGGCGCCTCCCATGCCGGGAGGTCCTGCGCCAGAACTACCACCAGCTCCGGGCCCGGCACCCGGTGGCCCAGGCGAGCTCATGGCTGGCGCTGGCGTCGATGCCGCGACATTCCAATAGACCCTACCCCTGAAAGCAACGAAAAATGAGCGAACAATCAACAGACACGGCCCCACAGGCCCCCGACCAGCCGATTTACGAGCGGCCTAGCCGCATGCCCGACGCGGACAGGACGGCATTTATCTCTCAGCTAGAGAATCTGCCCAGCGACAACGCCCCCGCCGTTGAGCAGCCCCCGCAAGCCGCTCCACAGACCACTGAGCAGGCTATCGAGGCCGGCGAGCAATCGGCACAGGAACCCATCGCGGAACCCGCAGCCGAGGCAGCGCCGGACCCCCTTGGCGATGAGCAGGCCGCGCAAAAACGCGCGAAGTTTGACACTGAGCGGACCGCATGGCTGGAGGAGAAACAGGCTTTTACTCGCGAGCTGGAGGCCCAAAAGGCAGAACTCGCAGAGCGACTGGCAACCAGCGAAAAGCGCCAGGCTGAAATCGAGGCCAAGGCAGCCCGGGCGAAGTACGACCCCAGCGCTCTGCTGAGCGAGTTTGGCGTCCAGACCCCAGAGCAGCAGATGGCCGCCGCAAAGCAGCTCTTTGATATGGCCAAAGCCGCCGAGGAAGGCGCAGCGCCCGAGCTTAAGGCAGCCGCCGAGCGAACCATGCTGGCCCGGGAACACTCTGACCAGCTCGCCGCAATGAAGGCCGAGATTGAGTCACTGCGCCAAGCCCGCGACACGGAAAAGCGGGAGATTGAAGGCCAAAAACTCGCCGAGCAGTACGCATCCGGCCTGACTTCCGCAGCCGGCGACTCTACCCCTCTGACTCGCAACCTGCTCAACGGAAAGGGCAAGGTCCAGACCCAGCAGCGCTTGCTGCAAGTCGCCGCAGCCCTACACGAGCAATCCGGCGAAGTACCGGATGCTATCGATGTCCTGAAAATCTACGAAGAATCCGAACGTGCCGCCTTGCAAGAGCGCGGCATTGACCCAGACCTGGTGGTGAAAGCCGCCGCAGCCAAGACCAGTACCCCTGAAGCCGCGAGAGAAACGGCGACCCTCACAAATGACCTCAGCACAACAACAACACCCCGCAATGAATCACTATCCCGAAAAGAGCAGACTGCTGATGTGCTCAAATCCCTGATGTCAGGGAATCTCGGCTAGAACGATCGCGGGGGCATATAGGAGTTTCTCTCAATGTCTTCCAGTCTCTCAACAGTAGCCTACATCTACAAAAACCTCTACTCCGACAAGCAAGTCGGCGATATGGCCATGCGTGATCACCCCACGCTCGCTATGTGTGACAAGCAATCCGGCTTTACCGGCAAGCAATACAACTACGCTTGGCGCTACGGCAACCCTCAGGGCGTTTCCGGCGACTTCGCCACGGCACAAACTGGATCCGCTACCTCCAAGGGTGAGCAGCCTGTAGCTGTTCGCAAGAAGAAGTACGGCGTTATTGATCTCGATGGCGAATCAATGTCTGCATGCGATACCAAGGGAAGTTTCCTTGATCTCGTGACCCAGGAAACTGACGGAATCATCGAAGAACTCGGCGACAGCCTTGCCTTTGATCTCCAGCGATCTGGTAACGGAATCCGCGGTCAGCGCCTCTCAGCATCGACCAACGTAATCACCATGTACAGCCAAGACGAAGTGCGCAACTTCAAAGTCGGTATGACCGTCCGCGCATCTAGCAACATCGATGGTGTCACTGGCCTTCGAGTTGGCTCTACCACGGTCGCAAGTGTCGACCAGTCTAGTTCTACCATCACCCTGACATCTGCAGCCGGTATCACCAGCTTTGCGGACGATGACTACCTGTTTCGCGCAGGTGACCCCGGTACATGTATGGACGGCCTGGAGCTTCAGTTTCCGCTGACTGCCCCAACTGCTGGCGATTCATTCCGCGGCGTCGATCGCAGCGTGTTTGTCGAGCTGCTCTCTGGTGTCCGAGTCGCTGATACTGGCACTTCCATCGAGGAGAATGCCGGCCTTGTTGCTGTCAAGATCGCCCAGAATGGCAAGCGGGCCGACTGTCTGGCCCTCAACCCAATCCGCTATTGGGAAGTGGTTCGCCGCCTAAATGCCAAAGTCGAGTATGACGATGGCGGCGGGTCCGCAAACTTCGGTTTTGAATACTTCAAAATCCACACCCCAGCCGGAACACTCAAGTGCTACTCCGACCCGGATGTCCCGACCAACCGTGGCCGCGTGCTCAACAAGGCCAGTCTGTACATCAAGCACCTCGAGGCATTCACTCACGTGATTCGCCAGGATGGTCTTGCTTCTCTTCGCCAGGCAGCCGCCGATGGTGTTGAAGCTCGAGTGCGCAGCATGGGCAACCTGATCTGTACTGTCCCCGGCGCTAACGGCGTCTTCAGCATCTAATCACCTGGGGGCTCTTCGGGGCCCC